GCTCACGCTGCTGCTATTGAAATGTATATACAAGATCACGTTGGTATGAAACAAGATGGGACTTTTGGTAGTTGTTATTTTAATGAATTACTAAACGACTGGGCTAAGTTTGATATAAACAAAAGAACAAAGCATGATGCATCTATAAGTTCTGGTTTAGCTATAATGGCTAACAACAGACATTTGTACAGGCCAAATGCTAAAATAGAAAAACCAAAACTAAATATAAGTATTGCTAAGTATACAAATAAAGGTAGTACATCAAAATTAATTAAAAAATAAATATGATTGTAAAAAGTTATTTTCCTTCTCAAGTTGTAAGTGATCTGGAAAAAATGAGCTATGATTATGGTTTAAAAGTAGCTAAAGCTATTGAGGCAGAGTGGTTTCACACTGAAAGAGGCAGCAATAGATATAGAACAAATCATAACAATTTTCACAACCTAAGATTGTATGCTAGAGGTGAACAATCAACACAAAAATATAAAGATGAGTTATCTATAAACGGTGATTTGTCTTATCTTAATTTAGACTGGACACCAGTACCTATTATACCTAAGTTTGTAGATATAGTTGTAAACGGTATTGCAGAAAGAACATACGATATAAAAGCTTACTCACAAGATCCATATGGCGTTACTAAACGTACTGAGTACATGGAGTCGATACTTAAAGATATGAGAACTCAAGAGCTTGCAGATTTTGCCGAGCAACAAATGGGTATTGATATTAGAGAAAATAAAAAAGAAGAGTTACCTGGTTCTGAAGAAGAGTTAAAGCTGCACATGCAACTAACCTATAAGCAAGCTGTAGAGTTAGCAGAAGAACAAGCTTTATCTGTTTTATTTGAAGGTAATGAATACGAGCTTATAAAGAAAAGGTTTTATTATGATTTAACAGTTTTAGGTATAGGCGCTGTAAAAACAAACTTTAACACTTCTGAAGGTGTTACTATAGATTATGTTGATCCAGCTGATTTAGTTTACTCATATACTGAATCACCTTATTTTGATGATATATATTATGTTGGTGAAGTAAAAAGCATACCTTTTAATGAGCTTATAAAACAATTTCCACACTTAACACACGAAGACTTAGAAGATATAGCTAAAAATAAAAATTACAATAAGTCAAATTATAATCAAGGCTATAATTATAGCCAAGAAGACACTAACAAAGTTCAAGTTTTATATTTTAATTATAAAACATATATGAACGAAGTTTATAAAGTAAAAGAAACTGGTACTGGTGCTGATAAAATATTACCAAAAGACGATACTTTTAATCCACCAGAAGATGGTGGTAATTTTAGTAAATTACAAAAATCAATAGAGTGTTTGTACGAAGGTGCTTTAATACTAGGTACTGAAAAACTACTTTCTTGGGAAATGTCAAAAAACATGATGAGACCTAAAAGTGATTTTACTAAAGTTAAAATGAACTATAGTATTGTAGCACCTAGAATGTATAAGGGTAAAATTGAATCTTTAGTAAAACGTGTTACTGGTTTTGCAGATATGATACAGCTTACACACTTAAAGCTACAGCAAGTATTATCACGTATGGTGCCAGATGGTGTTTATTTAGATGCTGACGGCTTAGCTGAAATAGATTTAGGTAATGGTACAAACTATAATCCACAAGAAGCTTTAAACATGTTTTTCCAAACAGGTTCTGTTATTGGTAGATCGTTTACAAGCGAAGGCGATATGAACCCAGGTAAAGTACCAATACAAGAAATAACTAGTGGTAGTGGCGGTAACAAAATGCAAGCTTTAATTGGTAATTATAATTATTACTTACAAATGATAAGAGATACTACCGGGCTTAATGAGGCTAGAGATGGTAGTATGCCAGATAAAAATGCTTTAGTTGGAGTACAGAAACTAGCTGCAGCTAATAGTAATACTGCTACAAGACATATATTACAAGCTGGTTTATTTTTAACATCTGAAACTGCTAAATGTTTATCACTAAGAATATCTGATATTATAGAATACTCACCAACAAAAGATGCTTTTATACAGCAAATTGGCAATCACAATGTTGCTACGCTTGAAGAGATGTCAGAACTACATCTTTATGATTTTGGTATATTTATTGAATTATCACCAGATGAAGAAGAAAAAGCATTGTTAGAAAACAATATACAAGTTGCAGTTGCACAACAAGCTATAGATTTAGAAGACGCTATTGATCTTAGAGAAATTAAAAATATTAAACTTGCTAATCAATTATTAAAGCTACGTAGAAAACAAAAGCAAGAAAAAGATCAAGCTATACAACAACAAAACATACAAGCACAAGCACAAGCTAATATGCAAACGCAACAAGCAGCTGCCCAGATGGATGCTCAAAAAAATATGCAAAAAGCTCAGGCAGAAGGACAGCTTGAACAAATGAAAGCGCAGATTGAATCTCAAAAAATGCAGCAAGAAGTAGCTCACAAAAAAGAGCTTATGCAAATTGAGTTTGAAATGCAAATGAGATTAGAGCAAATGAAAAATCAAACTGTTAGTTCTAAAGAAAGAGAGAAAGAAGATCGTAAAGATCAAAGAACAAAAATACAAGCTACACAACAAAGTGAGCTTATAGATCAAAGAAAAAATGAAAAACCACCTAAAAACTTTGAGTCTGCAGGTAATGATACCTTAGGAGGCGGATTTAATTTAGGTGCATTTGATCCTAGATAAAAATTATTAACTATTATTATATTATATTATGGAAGAAAACGTAGAAAACGTAGTTGAAGAAACTACACAAGCAACTAAACAACCAGTTGAAGAAACTAAAAAACCAAACATTAATGAAGATGGCGATTACGTTGTTGATTTAAATAAACCAGAAGAAAATGAAACTAAAGAAGATAACGCTGACGACAACAGAGTGGTTGAGCTCGTTGAAGATGCCAACACCACAGAAAAACAAGAAGAAGTACAATCGGAAGCTGAAACACAAGAAACTCCAGTATTAGAAGAAATAACTGAAGAAGATGTTCAAGAGCAAGTAGAAGATCTAGCTGAGCAAACTCAAGAAGCTATGTTAGAATCTGCTGAAACTGGTAAGGCTTTACCTGAAAATTTACAAAAAGTTGTGGATTTTATGGAAGAAACTGGTGGTACACTAGAAGACTATGTAAGACTTAATCAAGATTTTTCTAGCTACGATGACATGACAGTTCTTAGAGAGTATTACAAACAAACAAAATCTCACTTGACATCTGATGAAATAGATTTTTTAATTGAAGACTCATTTTCATATGATGAAGAAGAAGATAATGACAGAGATATAAAAAAGAAAAAAATAGCGTTAAAAGAGCAAGTTGCCAACGCTAAAAGCCACTTAGACGGGCAAAAGTCTAAATACTATGAAGAAATTAAAGCTGGTTCTAGGTTAACTACCGAACAACAAAAAGCCGTAAACTTCTTTGATAGATATAACAAAGAGTCGGAAGAGACTAAAAAAATAGCGGAAAAACAAACTAACACTTTTAAATTAAAAACTAAAGAAGTTTTTAACGATAAATTCAAAGGTTTTGAATACAACGTCGGAGATAAGAGGTATAGGTTTAATGTGAAAAATGCTAATGAAGTTAGAGAAACCCAAGGTGATATTAATAATTTTGTCAAGAAGTTCTTGAATAAAAATAATGAAATGTCAGATGCTAAAGGTTATCACAAATCTTTATTTACAGCAATGAATCCCGACGCTATTGCTAATCACTTTTATGAACAAGGAAAAGCTGATGCTATGAAAGATAGTGTTGCTAAGGCTAAAAACGTAAGTATGGATCCTAGGCAATCATTTTCAAACGATAACACAAGCGGTCCTAAAGTAAGAGTGCTTAACGATGACACTTCTCCAACTTTTAAATTTAAAATCAAAAATAAATAATTAATTTAAAAAAACAAAATTATGGCAATTAATGGAGGAACTAATTTGAATAGTGTACCTGCTTCACAAAAGCAAACACTAGCTACAAATTACTTAGACCTTTCATCTGCAACAAACGCAGGTTGGGGTCAACAATATTTACCAGATCTAATGGAAAAAGAAGCTGAAGTTTTCGGACCGAGAACTATAGCAGGATTTCTTTCACAAGTTGGAGCTGAAGAAGCGATGACTGCTGACCAAGTTATTTGGTCTGAGCAAGGTCGTTTACATTTATCTTACAAAGGTAACATTTCTGGAACTGATACTTTTACGTTTGAAGCTGATATTGATGGAAATGCAGTAACAACAGCTCATGGTGTTAGAATTAACGATACTGTTTTAATAGCAAATGCTAATGGTGTTTTCAAAGCAATGGTTACTGCTGCACCATCAACTTCTTCAGTTACTGTTAAGGCTTATGACGCTACTAGTATAGCTGCACTAACAACAACATTAGCAACAACTTTATTAGTTTATGGTTCTGAATATGGAAAAGCTACTGGTTACTATACTACTGCTGCTGGTTCAAGAGTTGCAGAAACTCACACTGCAAATGAGCCTTCTTTTCTAACTTTTACTAACAAGCCAATTATAATGAAAGATTACTACGAGGTTTCAGGTTCTGATGCTTCTAGAATTGGTTGGGTAGAAATTTCAACTGAAGGTGGTCAAGGAGGTTACCTATGGTACTTAAAAGCTGAGTCTGATACTAGAGCTCGTTTTAATGATTACATTGAAATGTCTATGTTAGAATCTGTTAAAGGATCTGGTTCTAATGCTGTTGACGATCACTTAAGAGCAACTGGTGATAACATTGGTACTCAAGGTTTATTTGACGCTATTGAAGACAGAGGAAATGTTACTACTGGTGTTACTGGTGTTAACGCTGCTACTGATTTAGCTGAATTTGACGCTATCTTAGCTGAGTTTGACAAGCAAGGTGCTATTGAAGAATACATGATGTTTGTTAACAGATCTACTAGCTTAGCTATGGACGATATGTTAGCTTCAATGAATTCTTACGGTGCTGGTGGTACATCATACGGTGTATTCAACAACTCTGAGGACATGGCATTAAATTTAGGTTTCACTGGTTTCAGAAGAGGTTCTTACGACTTCTACAAATCTGACTTCAGATACTTAAATGACTTAGCTACAAGAGGTGGTATTAATGCTGCTTCTGCTGCTAATGCACTTAGAGGGGTTATGATACCTGCTGGTACTTCTTCAGTTTATGATCAAACTGTTGGACAAAGCATGAAGAGACCTTTCTTACATGTAAGATATAGAGCTTCA